TTCTAGTCTAAACTATAGAGATAGTGCAGTAGCAGAACACGAGATTAACTTAGATAAACTTACATATGAGATTACTAAAGTTAATTATGGTTATAAGTATTTCTCTTATGCACCAGGTGAAGTAGCAGTAGCTATAGCACTGATAGACGAAGATGGCAGTATGATTGATGATGCTGTTATGGAATACAATATCACTACTAATCAGTGGATAAGTATTGATAGAGTCTATAACGATATGGAAAAGCTGAGTCGTGCTAAAGAGTTATGGATGGGTATAGCAGGTTCTAGTGATTGGAATGGTACAGATGATATACAGATAGGTGACATCTATATGACCTATGATTATCAAGAGATACCACTAGATTTAATTACAGACCCAGTCTACGACATAGCTAAAGTAACAGATATTAAATATGACTTAGATGCTAATGGTGTACCTAAGATAGATGAGATTAAAGTGGAGGTAGTAAAAGTAGATGTACCAGAGAATACTCCAGTTGTTAATCAACCTGTGTCAGTCGTGCAACAACCAGTTAGTAAGACACCAGCTAAGACACAGAGACAAACAAGTAAGAAAGAAACTAAACAAACAAAGAAGGTAGGTAAGAAGAATGAAGTGCAAACTAAGACAGCGATGCGAACAGTTGAACTTGTGCAAACCTCTAGTAACAGCGTACCTAGTATTGGTACTGAGTCTTTATTTGTCGGGGGTTCTATCGGGGTCGATGTACTAGCAGCAGGTGGTATAGACTTAATAGATACACTACAACTTAACGAGATGGACTTCTATGATGATAAAGATATATATGAAGACCAGATTAATTTAGCAGATACATTACAATTCAACAAACCACAATTCTACGGAGAGACAGACTGGTATGGAAGCAATACTAAATTTTATTAAGGAAGCACTAGCAGGTAAGAAGATGTCTGCACAGTGGATTGTTACTATTGCAGTAGCAGTAGCTGGTATCGCTTGGTCAGGTACATTACTATGGCAAGAGTATCAAGGTATGCAAGGTTCTATCTCTGCACTACAATCACAAGCACACGATAAGACTCCAGCATACGATGATGCACCTATGTCTGGTAGAGTCACTGCAAACTCTGAGGCTATAATAGGTATGGGTGAAAGATTAAAGTCCGTAGAATCGAATATTTCGAGACTTGAGAGGGATATAGATAAAGCAGAGAATAAGTTTGATAATAGAAATGTTAACCCGTTAAGTCTGTAATGCCAGTATATAAGTGTCCTAAAGGTTATAAGATAGGTAAAACAGGTAAGTGTATATATAAGACTAAGATGGCAGCTAATAAAGCATATGCAGGTTACTTAGCTAGTAAAAGGAGAAAATAGTGACTTATAGAGAAATTATAAATAGTGTATTGCTTAGGCTAAGAGAAGATACTATTGCTTCTGATTGGTCTGGGGATATACGGACGTCTACTCTTACACCTTATCAAAAACTTATAGGTGAATTAGTTAATGATGCTAAAAAGAATGTAGAGAGCTACCACGACTGGAATGCGTTACGAGAAACTTTTAATGTACGTCTTAGAGATGGTAATATGCAGTATACATTAGGTGATGCTATTAGAGGTTCTGGTGTATCCTTTAAAGTACTAGACGTAAGAAATAAAACTACAGGTACACAATTAGAGCAAGTTCATAATGACTGGATTAATGATAGAATGTTTCCCACATCTAAAGTTAAGACTGGTGAGCCGACTACATATGCATTCAATGGTATCTCACAAGCTGCAGTAGGTAGAGAACCAGATTTTAATATTGATTTCTATCCCATACCAGACTCTACTTCAGCTAATCAAGTTATAGCGGTAAATATCGTAGGTGCTCAAGATGATTTAAATGAAGCTTCTGAAGTATTAAGAGTTCCATCTCAGCCAGTTATTTTAGGTGCTTGGGCCAGAGCTATTGCTGAGAGAGGTGAAGATGGAGGAACACAATACAGTGCTGTAGCTGCAGAAGCTAGAGATTCTTTAGTTCAGGCAGTACAATTAGATGCTGGTAACTTTGAATATGAGAGAGACTGGTACTATGTTGCAAGGTAAAGCACTACAAGCTAGACTATTAGACCGAATTGGTCTTAATGGATTAGATACTCAGACTACGCCTACTTCGTTAAATCCCGAATGGTTGACGAAGGCTGATAATATTGTCTATACGGAAGGTAACAGAATAACATTCAGAAAAGGACTATCTCAAAAGACAGCTGCTGAAGGAAATGGTAATCATATAGGTGCTCTATACGAGAATAGACAGACAGATACAGTTTATTGTGCTGCTGGTACGTATATGTATGAAGTAGATTTTTCTGACCCTAACAATGCATTTACGAATTCATTTAATACTGGTGCTAGTGATGACGATTGGCAGTTCGCTGAAATTGAAGATGGTTTAATTGCTGTACAGACAGGTGAAGAACCTCTGATATTAGATAGTGTTGGTTGGGCAATTATGTCTGGTGTAACAGGATTTTCTGCTCCAGCAGGTGTTACTACATTTGACCCTTCTACTGCATTAGGTGAGTACGGAAGATTATGGGCAGGAGGAGTTAGTGAGAGTAATACTGTCTTATATTATAGTGAATTCGAAGAGCCAGTAAAATTTAATAATGGTGATGCTGGATATATAGACCTTAAATATGTTTGGGGTAATGACGAAATTGTAGCTATTAATTCATTCGGTGGTAAATTAGTTATCTTCGGTAAACAAAATATAGCTATTTACAACAATCCTTGGGATGTTACTGCGTTAGAGTTACAAGAGGTTATTAAAGGTATAGGTGCTGTATTTAGAGATTCTATTCAAGCTATTGGTGATGATATATATTTCTTATCAGATACTGGCGTTCGAAGCTTGACAAGAACAGCAGAATATGATAAACTACCATTAAGGGAAATTTCTGTAACTGTAAAAGATGAAATTATCTCTAATACTCAAAATAGTCAGAATGTAAAATCAGTTTATGCTTTAGACAGCGGTCTCTATATTCTATCCTTTGTGGACCTCAATGTTACCTACGTATTTGATTTGACGTATATGACGCCGAGACAGACACCTAGAGTAACTAAGTGGAGATTTGAAGGAGATAGAGAACCTATTTCTTTAGCTTATTCTAGAAACTACGGTTTACTATTTGGTGAAGAAGATGGTCATATCTGTCATTATGATGGTTATTTTGAAGTAACTTATGATGGGACCTCATATACCAATACTCCATTTACAGGTTCTTTTTCTACAGTATGGTTAGATTTAGGTGATGGTTTCGTATCTTCTATCTTGAAGAAACTAATACTAGTAGTATCTGGTGGTAGTGGAACTGATGTAGGTATTAAAGCTTTTAAAGACTTTGAACTTTCACCTTCTACACAACAAACTTTTAAAGTTAATCCTAGTTTAGGTGGAGCTGAATATAAATGGGGACAATCAAGTTCATTATATGGTGCAGCTAAATATGCTCCTATACACGGACTGAAAGAAGTAGGCATTCCTTTATATGGAGATGCTAAATATTTAAGATTTGAGATGGATGGTGTTACTAATGGTTATAGAACAGCATTACAATCATTAACATTGTTTTATAAGAAAGGAAAAATGTACTAATGTCAAACTATACTATACAAGTTAATTGGGCTGGTAAGGATGCACTTCCAGATTCAGACCCAGGAAAGGTAATTTCTGGTGATGATTTTAATACAGAATTTACGTCTGTTAGAACTGCACTTAATTCTAAGGCTGATTTAAACGGTGATGCAGCAGAGAACTTCACTTGTAACGATTTAACAGTAACTAATAATGCTACTGTCGACGGTGAGAATATTGTTACAGTCGGTGAGCCACAAACATTTACTAAAGCTCATCCTACAGCTGCGGAAGATATATCTATGACTGCAGACCAAACAGCTAATTTGCTTAATTCTAACGTCTTTACAGTAACTGTAACTGCTAGTGGATATCAATTAGATACTTCTAATCAGACTGCAGGTGTTACGGCTAAATTTATTATTGATAATCCAGATTCAAATGCTTTGTCGTTCGGTAGTGAATTCTTTTTCGTAGGAGAGAGTGGAACTATTACAGTTAATCAAGGCGGCTTTACATTACTAGATTGTGTTTCAGACGGCACTACTATGTACTGTACTACAAAGAATGCGAGCTTTGCATAATAAGGAGAACTAAATGGCTTTCTTTTCTTCCAATTTAGCACTTACAGAAGAATCTAGCAATCCTAAAATAAGTAGGATTTATGAGCCAAGCACAGGCGGACAGCCTTTAGGCGATGTCTCTATTTCTGATAATCCTCTACAACAACTAGCCAACGCATTATCTGGCGGAGGAGTAAGTGCTGGTTATTCAGATTTAGGTAATCCGTATATTCCAGAGTTACCTTCAGGACCAGCTCCAATAGCACCACTACCAGGACAACCATATAATCCTACTGACCCTACTCAACCTACACCTACACAACCTATACAATCTAACGTAAGTGACGGAGGAGGCGTAGCTGCTTCAATGTTTAGTGGAGTCGGAGGCTCTGCAGCACAACCTACTTCTGCAGACGTAGCGAGTTATCTAGAGAATAGAAATGCATATCAGTTTGCAGGTGGATTATTTGGAGGTTTACTTGGTGGCCCAATAGGAGCTAATTTAGTTCAAGCTGGAATGGATTATAATTATGGTCTAAATACTACTGGTCTTGGTCCTACATTTACTTCTAGATATACACAATTAGGTGGTCCTGGTTCTAGTGGAGAATACACTGGTGGAGTTATGACTCCTTCTGAACAAAGAGATATGTTAATTCAACAGATTGCTTTTAGTGAGCCTAATGCAGCAAATAGAGGTTTCTTCAGTAGTTTATTTGGAGACCCAGAATTAACTTACGACCCAGAGATGGATTTAACTAATGTTCCTTGGCAAGAGTTTCAACCAATGACTCAGGAACAATTACAAGCTTTAGGATGGGCACCTACTACAGTTGAATCAGTTGTATCTCAAGCACCTGCTCCAGTAGATATTAGTTCTCAATGGGAGACTACTCCTGGTTCAGAACAATCTCAGATGCTAGCTGAACAAGAAGCAGGAATGGATACTACAACTGCTGGTGGATATACTTGGTCTGATAGTGATTGGGGTTCTGTAGCAGAAGCACAAGAAGATACTGGTATAGGCACATCTGAATGGGATTCTAGTGCAGAAGGATTTAGTTGGGATGATAGTGGAGACAGTGGTGACTCTGGTGGAGGTGATTCTGGAGGTGGTGGCTCTTATATTGCTACTGCAGCTACTCAAGCATTAGGTGAAGAAGGTCTTAAAGTATTTGAAGATTG